TTATATTTTATACACTACTTCTATTGTCATCCTGTCTACTATGATAACCTCATCTATAAACATCTTCAGCAGTGCCTTCTTCTCCTGGAGACCCAACTCCTCAAACTTCTTAACGATCTTTATCAATTTATCATAGTTTGTATTTACTTCGACCTTCTCAGGCTGTTTCTCTGTATCTTCTATCTCCTTGATCTTTTTATTGATAGTCTGTACAGCATTTAAGTACTCCTCTCTGGGGAGGTGGCCGTCGGTATATGCCTCTATTATTCTTTTTCTTTTACTGAAGTACTTATCCAACTTATTTGTTCTATTCATCTTTTTAGCCCGACTGTTATTTAATGTTTTTAGCCCCTTAGAGTACTCTTTGAGGTTATCTATAACAATGCTCTCTATCTTCTCAAGGGACATGGAGAAAGCACACGAGCTGCACTGGTAATATTTATAGTTGGCAGCCCTATTTACCTTTCCATACATTCTATGGGTACAGTTATTATGTCTAATAAGTCCGGTAAGTAGGTACTCTGTTTTAGTAATTCTCATATTTTTAAGAGTATGGTGCCTTATTACTTCTTGGACAGCATTGAAGATATCTAGATCTATTATTGGTTCATGTTTCCCTTCAAAGATTTCTCCTGGGAGGTTCTGAACTCTCTTTCCAGTATCTTTATCTTTCCCCTCAAAACCAAATTTTGTTTTACCAATATAGGCTACATTTGTTAAGATCCTTTTTATACCTGGATTGGAAGTGTTATAGTTTCTACATAGCTCAGCATAGGATGCTCCAGCCAGAAAGTCCCTGTAGATATCTCTAACCATCTCAGCTTCCTCTTCAATGATATAAAGGATCTTATTTTCTAACCTGTAGCCCCTGGGAGGTTGGAAAACCCAATAACCTTCTGCAGTATAGTGTCGCATCCTATTTTTTACCCGTTTGGATATCATGTCTGATTCGATCTCTGCCTGAGAAGCTAGGACCGATAGCATGAGTTTTGATGTTGGACTATCACTATTCAGATAAGATTCTGTGATACTCTCAAACTGTATCTTTTTCTGTCTCATATTATGGATAAGCTTATGTAGTACATAGGTATTTCTTGCCAGTCTTGAAAGCTCATAGAATATGAGAACATCAAAGGTGTTTTTCTTTATTTCGTTTTCCAATTCTATAAATCCCTCTCTATCATCTTTCCTTCCAGACCCCACCTCCTTAATGATCTTATAAATGTTATAGTTCTTGAATTTACAATAATCTATAGCTTGCTGTTCTTGCTTAGTAAGAGAGTCTTTCTCCTCCTGCATCTGGTCGGAGACTCTTAGATATATGACAACTTTCTTCATACTATTCCTCATTTTCTAGATATTTTTCCAGTACCTTTAAGTTTCTTTCTTTAGCATCTTTATTCTTGATAGTTTTAGTGATGATTTTCATTGTTTCTACCTCCGATTGAATAAATTATCTATTTGTTCTCGTTATTTTAAATTTATATTTAGGTTTTTAACACTTTAATTTAAAGCTTATCTCTTAATTTGTATTTTAAAAAACATTATTTTATATAAATTGAACACTTTAAAAAAGAATAAAAATAGATAATTGAAATGTAACAACACCAATACCCTTAAAATGAAAAGGTTTACGGTTACCATTCACCCCGTAGGACTTTTTGTTTTTTGGAGAACAATAGATGAATTCATTAATCCAAATTATCTATTTGTTTTATTCTTTGATTAATTCATTTATTTTTATTTATTAATTATTCATGTTATTTTGTACAAAATGGGACATTATTTATAATTAAAAATGTTACTTTAAGATATAGAGTTATAAACAACATTATAAGTATAAAATTGAGGGAGGGAGAAAAATTTACAGTTACTATATTATTACAAAATATGATGACGAAATTAAAGGCATAGCATTAAGAGAAGGATATCTATTAAAAAGTCAAAATACCTCAAAAAAATCAGGAGAAGAAATTAGGAATTTCTTTTCCGAAGTAAAAAATTATTTACGTTTAAACCCTATAAAAAATTATTACTTCCATCAAGTAGAGGTTGAAGAAGTAAAAGGAATCAAGAAAGCTTTTTTTAAGTTTTTCAATCGAAATAAGGAAGGAGTTATGGTGACTATTAAAAGAGATAAAGCATCTATTTCATACTAAATTAAATATTAATTTTTTTCTTAAGAAGAGGTTATTTTAAAAAAATTATACGCTTTATTTTTTTAACAAAAACTACATCTTAATTTGTTCCGAATAAAAATAATCTAATGGAATGATCATGCTATTATTAATCAAACTCTTTTCTTGAACTATAGGAGGTCAGCTATGAAAAAAGTATTATTTATAATCTTTATTTTATCTGTAACAGTTTTTAGTAATGGATATTTTGAAGCCAATGAGGATATTCTTGAAAATCAGTTTGAGCTAAAATATCCTATTATTAGCGATGGAGTAACCCAAATTAATAATATTGACTATGATGTGACTATTTCTCCAAATAAAGCTTTTTTAGAAATAGAAATTGAATCAGTATTTGGAGATGCTAACTGGTCGAAGATAAATAAACAAGCACTTGAAACTGTTCTCCTTGAACTAGTTACCGATATAAGAACAGAAGTCAACAATCCAACTCTTAGTGTGACAGTTTTTATAAAACTGGATAGAGAAGTAGGTAGTGATAAAATCTTACTTAACAAGACTTATTAAGAAAAAGAGCAGCTATTGCTCTTTTTTAGTTACAGGAACAAATCTTTATTTTATTCCTTATAACTATTCAAAAGATCACCTTATCTTGAGTAGTACTTAATTCTCTTTTTCATATAGCTCTTATAGAGCTTCCGTATAAACTTCATAGTCTCCTCCTCTATGTTGAGATCTTTATGATGACCTCCTTACACTGATACATGGTTATAAATTTGGTTCCACAGGAGCACTTGTAGTACCTTCTCCTCTTACCGCCATATAGAGCCCTGGTGGAGTAGTGCCTCACACGTTCCGAGCAATTCGGGCATATCTGCATAGAAGCCCCCCTAAAATAATATTTATTAGTTAAATCCTGTATTATAATGACTAAGAACTATCTTCAGGTCTTCTTTGGTAGGGATTCACTGAAGGTTATAGTTCTTTCTTATGAGAGCAGCTGTCAGCCCCTTGATATCTTTAATTTCGCGGTTAAAGAAGTAGAGGTCCCTGAGAGCTGCTTTTACTATGTCTGAGTCATACTTATGGGAGAATATCTCAAGGAACTGCATATACTCGTATGAGGTCCCTCTGAGCTTGGAGATCGCCCTTGAAACATGGATATTCTTTCTGACTTTGTTAAGGTCCTTATCATACATAGATACCTCCTTCATCGATATACTGGTTAAACTTCCTGCAGAGAATATTTCCAAGCTGATCATCAACACCGCTGCATTCAAAGCCTATCTCTTGTAGTATCAGTCCCCTCAGCCTTCTTACTTCATGCTCTCCGAGCTTCCCTGCCATAAACTCGATCTTTTCATCCCGCTTCACCTCCTTGGATGCAATGCTCCCTGCATCTCTGAAATCTTTATCTCTCAGTATAGCCACCAGAACCCCCGGGGTAATACTTTTGTTCTTCAGCTTCATGAAGGCTATAGCCCTCTCTACCACCTTGATATCATTACCGGAGAACCTGGTGATATTCTTCAGGGTGTTGGTATTAAAGTTTCTTACAGCTGACTTTGAGAGAAGAGTCATTAGGTTTGAAATAAACTCCTCTTTAGTGGAATCTGTGCTACTGCTATCTATGTTGGGAGTATTGTTATTGGGAGTATTAACATCCGACTTTTCAGTCGGGTGCACACTCGACTTTTCAGTCGACTCTTCATCCGACTTTTCAGTCGGGTGGGGAAGTAGTCCCATCTCCCTTAGTTTTGCTTCTTTTTCTTCTGGTGAATCCTCTATTGTGTTTATCTCAAAGAGGGAGTTAAACTTAGCTTCCAGGGAAAAGAAGGTGTAGGTCCCTGAGGTTCTCCCTGTGGAACTGAACGGCTTGTGCAGGTGCCTTGAGACCAGCTTGAGGTCTCCATACTTTTTAAACCTCCTTCCTATTACCTCCTTGTTGTTGATACTCAGTATGGGAAGGTAGTTGATCATCTTGTTATAGTCCAGCCAGATGTAGGTCCTTCCATCCACTACCTTTCTAACTACATTTTTAAGCCGGCTGACCTCCCTGATATAGTCCAGTATGAAGGCATCCTTGATATCCAGGCCAAACTCTATCAACTTGTCCTGCTGTACACTTCCTATGGTGTACTTCTGGTTTACTGACATCTCTGCCCTCCTCTCTTCCTGGCCAGGTTCTCCTCGATAAGCTTTCTCTCTACAGTAGAATTTTCGATCCTGAGTTTCTCCCTGCAGAGGAGAGCGTACTCCAGGAGCCAGGCACGGAGTTCATCATCCAGGGTTTCATACTGGAGCTCAAGGTTCTGCAGGTTTCTTCTCTTGATGGAGTACATGGTATTGTAGTTATCCACCTTTTTGTTGTGATCCCTTAGCTGCTCCTTTAGCTCCTGGAGATTTTCCAGTTTTAAGAGCTTCTCCCTGGCACGGGAGAATCCCTTCTGCATATCCTCGTTCCACTTATCCAGGTTAAAGCTTTTCCTTCTCCTGTCATCGTCCAGGCTATCTATAACACCGGCATGCCTCAGGTGCTCCTCAAAGGTCTCCACCCTGACCTGCATATTCATACTCCTTTCCAGCTCTAGAGACAGAGCTGATTCTTTTCTTCCCATGGTCACCTCCTGAAATTAAATAACTTTAAAAATAATGTTATAATAAAAGTCGTTAACACCAACTGTTCTCAAATGAGAATTAAATATTCAAAATTTTTTGAATATTTTTAATGGTTGCATCGTTTTGGCTATTAATATGCAAATACATAGTCCGCCTATTGAGTCCAATAAGTTCAGCAAGTTTTGTCATAGTATAGCCCTTAAGAATTGCTTTAGATTTAATTTCATTGAGAGTCATATATCACCTCCATATTTCATTCTCAAATGAGATATTACCACTCTTATTCTCAAATGTAAATAGAAAAAATAATAAAATTTCTCAAATGAGAATAAAAAAGTTAAACTAATATAGTAATAAGGAGGGTTTATGAGCAAATATGTTATAGATGAAAAAAATAGAATTAAATTAGGAAAATATATAAAAGAGAACAGAGAGAAAAAAGGTTTAGGGTTAAACCAATTAGCTGTAAAAATCTCTGTAACAAATTCCTTACTTTCGAAACTTGAAAATGGAATTACACAAAAGATAAGTCCCTTTTTATTGAAGGAGGTTGCTAAAGGCCTGGGAGTTGATTACAAAGAGCTATATAAAATTGTAGGATATCTGGATAATGCTAGGGAAAAAGAAGATAGATCTAATGTAGTTAGGATTACTACAAAAAAGGTTCCATTATATGGGACTGCAAGTGCAGGACAGGGGTATATAAATCTTGCTGAGGAGTTAGAGGAGTTCCCGATACCTATAGAGGACTATAAGCCCGGAAGGTTTGTTGTAAGGGTCAAGGGGGACTCTATGACGGGGCCAGTGAAGAGTATACCTGATGGGACAGTTGCACTTGTAGATCCTACTATGTGTCTCGATGCTGAAGCCTTAGCAAATAAGGTATGTGTATTTACATACAATGGGGAGACCTATATAAAGCAGTTGGTGATCAATAACCAGAATATAATTCAGCTTGTATCCTTTAATCCTGAGGTGGAGACGATTATTGTTTTACAGCCCAAGGAGTTGAAGTGTGAGGGAAGGGTTATAAAGACCTGGTCGGAACAGAGTTGGTAAAAAATAAAAGTTAATAATTAAATTAAGTATATACATGACTCTCTTAAAAATCTAAGAGGGTCATAGTTAGTTTTTGATAAATGATTTAATGAAAACCTTTATTCTTAATAAATGTTGTGGAGAAGAATATATTCAACTAAGAATGTCAGTATTTGAAATAAAAGAATATAGAGCAAGTTTATTTAAATTATAGAAGAGTTATGAAGGAGTAATAATGAAAATAGAAGTATTTCCAGCTGAAGTAGGAGATTCCTTTTTAATAAGTTATGGAGAAGGGGAGTCAAAACATATCCTTATTGACGGAGGATATAGAGAAACATATGATGATTTTTTAAAGGATAGACTTAAAGAAATTAAAAATCAGAAACAAGAAATAGAATTATTAATCGTCACTCATATTGATCAAGACCATATACTAGGTATTTTAAGTTTGTTTGAAGAAAATGGTACCTCAGATGAGTATAAAATCGTTAAAATTAGAGAAATTTGGCATAATAGCTATAAACATCTTCATTTTGATTATTCTAAAGACGTTACAGAGAGTTCAAGGGAGTTCGCGATACTAGATGATTACATTGCAACTGGGACTGCTATGACTTCAAAAAAAGGTGGAAATATTAGTGCATATCAAGGAAGTATGTTAGCATCATACATACTTGAAAATAAGTATAACTGGAATATGAAGTTTGATAATGAAGCAATTATTGGAGAAGATCTAAAAAGGATTTCTTTATCTGATGATTTGAATATAATTGTAATTTCACCTTATAAAGATTCTCTAGAAAGACTTGCTAAAAAATGGCGATCTGAATTAAAAAGAAGAAAAATAAACTTTGAATTTAGTGAAGGAAAAAAATACGACGATGCTTTTGAATTTTTTCTTTTAAGAAAAGAGAAAGAAGTAAGTACCCCATATAAATGTTCATTTAGTAAAGAATTTGATATTAGCAAGATAGAATTTCCTGCTATTGATAGACGAGAAGCAAATGAATCATCAATTGCAGTTATTATAGAATATAAGAACAAGAAAAGTCTATTTTTAGGGGATGCCAACCCTAATATAATTACAAAATCACTAACTAAATTAAAAGAAAAAGAGAATTATAATTTATTTTTTGACGTTATAAAAATGTCACATCATGGAAGCTTGACGAGCACAACACCAGAGTTATTAAGCCTTGTAGATGGTGAAAATTGGATTTTTTCTGGGAATGGTTATAAAAATAAACCTGGAATAGATTTAATAAAATTAATCTTATTGGAAAAAAAACAATACTTTAAAAGATTAGTTTTTAATCATGAAATAGAATGGTTAAGAAATTTTGAAAATGAAAGCCTGAAAAAAGAATATAATTATGAAATATTAAAAGGTTGCGAAAACAAAAGCACTTTATTATATCTTTAAGGAGGAAAGATGATTTTAGATCCTACTCAATTACAAAAGAATATTGCGAGATTAGAATGTGGAAGTGAAATAGGAACTGCTTTTCTTGTAGGAGAAGATAAAGCTATAACAGCATTTCATTGTCTAGATGACTACTCTCAAACTAATGACATTAAATTGTATTTTTTGAACATTAATGACGAACCAATTATAGTTAAAGCAAAACCATTACAAAAAGAATTGGCTATTGAACTTGACTTAGATATAGTTGTTTTACAATTAGAAAGTAGCATTTTAGGATTTGAAAACTTAAGATTTTCAGATAACATTATTTCAAATAATGCAGAATGGGAGACCTTTGGTTATCCAGGAATTGAAAAAAATGATGGGATGCCTCTATATGGGAATATAAGGCAAATAAAAAGCAAATATAATACAGACAGTTTTGATTTGATCTTGGAATATAACGGGATTACCTTTAACACTATGGGATTATCAGGAGCGCCACTAGTTATTGATGGAATTGTTAAAGGGATAATAACGTATGACAGAGACAAAAGAAATACATTGGGAGCAATTAGTACAATTAAAATGAAACCGCTACTTACTCAAGTAAGCAATGCTTTTTTTGTTGAAGAAGAAAACCATAATGAAATTGAGATTGTCGAAAATCATACAACTGAATTTAAAATAAAAGAAAATATTCAAAATAATGATAAAGGATACATTTTTGTTAAAGGAGTGCCAGGAAGTGGTAAAACTACTTTAGCCCAAAATTTGAAATTTGACGATGAAAATATAGAAGTAATTAATAAATATTTTTTGAAAGAAGTAAATGAAGTTTATAATATCCAATATAAAGCATCTGAAGAAACTTTTGGAAAATGGTTTGTAAATAGTATATCAAACTTTCTCTATGATTCTTTTATTGAAGATAAAGCTTACAGTTATAAAGATATAATTAAAATGTCTTCTGACTATTTTTTTAATATTTCTAATGAAGTTAGAATGCATAAAAAAAAGTATGTTTTTATTATAGATGGGATAGACGAAGTTTTAAATATAAGCAAAGAAAAACTAGATTTATTTTTAGGGATTTTACCTCAGGATTTGAGTAAGAATATATTTATTATCATTTTTGGAAATAATGAAAATAATATACCAATTTACTTAAGAAATAGCTTAGATGAAAATATGATTGTAGGTATTTCTCCTTTAGAACATGTTAATGTGATTAACTTTATTAAAGATAATCTTAAATATAAAAAACTAGAACATTCTGTGATAAATAAAATTGCACATAAAAGTGAAGGGAATCCTCTATATTTAAGATATTTAATAAGTTACCTTGAAAACTTTCCAGACGAAATTAACGAGGAATTTATTAATACTATTCCTGCTTTTAATGGAGAAATTGTAAACTATTACAAAATATATTGGGATAAAATCAAATCTAAAAGAGAGTTAGTAAAACTTTTAGCAATATTAGCGAGAGTAAGAAATCAAATATCTAGAAAAAACCTTATGGAAATGTTTCCTGCTGATGAAAGATTTGTAGTTGATGATTATCTTTCAATAGTCGATCACTTACTTGATCAAAGTGCGGATGATATTTATATTTACCATAATTCATTTTCAGATTTTATAAGAAAAGAAACTGCTGCAATGGAAGATTACGTTCATCAAGTTATATCGAAGTTTTGTCTAGATAATACAACAAAAAGATTTTCTTTAGAAAATATACTATATCATTTAATAAATGCTGAATTGGATTTAAAAAAAGAAGCAGTTAAAAGATGTAATCAAGAATGGCTTGACTGTTGCTCGATTGAAAACGTGCATCCTGAATCAATGATTGTTGATATGAAAAATGTACTTGATTTTGCAATTGATGATGGTGAAATTTCAGAAATAATAAGAATTTTATTACTCTTACAAAGGTTAAAGTTTAGAAATGAAAAGTTATTTAGAAGCTTTTCTATAGAAATGGCAAGAGCACTGTATGAAATTGGAAAAGAAAAATATATTCTTAATTATATAATCAGAGAAGATTCATTGATTGAGAGTGTTTCAAATGCTGACGCTATTTATCTTTTGAGAAAATTTGTTAAAGATGGGTTTGCTAAAGAAAGTAATAAGTTATTTGAGGCAATTAGAAACAGGTGTATTAAGGAATATGAAAGTAATAAAGGTTTTGATATATCTACATTATTTTTAGATATTAAATCAGTGGTGCTATTTCCAGAATATAATCCTTTAAGAAGGTTGGATATATTTAACCGACTACTAACAGAAGCTAATGTTCAGAATAAAGATGAAATAATTCAATGGTTGTCAGGAGAAATACAGGCATGGCTGATGAAAGAAAAGGAAGTATACGGTGATATTAATACTTTAAAAAAAATGTTTGGAACTGAAATTGATAAAAGAAGCATTGATGTTATTATAAAAATACTCTTATCTTACATTGATCCTCAAAATAATACTTTTATAAAAGAGGATAATCAAGCAGTTTTAAAAGCTGTTAAAGATTTAGAATTTCTTTTACTTGAATATAAGGTTACTAAGAAATCCGATGCAATTGAAGCATTAATACAATTCAGTAAAAATACCAATTTATTAGAAACCTTAATTGAAAATGAAGAAAAAGTAGAATTCGATTTAAGAGAAAGCAATGGAGTAGATTTTAATTATAAAGAATTCTTATCATATAAAAACTATTGGATTGCTATAGGATATAGTGAAAAACTTCAAACCTTGCCTGAGATTTCTACGATACAAAATTGGGAAAATTTTTTACACTCAGTAATAAAGACAACAAGCATAATACTTGGGAAATGTTATAGGTCAAAAGCAGAGTTAGAAATAGAAAAACTAGAAGCAATTCATGTAGAAATTACAAAGTTATTGAATAGCTTAAATATTGATTTAAAAGAAAGAGTTAAATGGGATAGAAGTTACTTTATACCAGAACATTTACTCCCTTTAATTTATAAGGAAATTACATTTATCTATCTTAATTTTTTCAGTGAAAAAATAGAAGAACTTGAGAGTCATATACTTAATAGTTATCAACTTGGACTATATAATGAAGGATACAGAAGGACTCTGTTTGCTATAGCTAATGAAATTGTAAAGTATAAAGGAAAAGAAAGAAAAGCTTATCCTTTTATACAAGAGCTAGAATCTTTTACTGATAAATACATATTAAATCGTTGGGAAAGAAATAGAGATTTTTTAGAAATAGTTGAACTATATGGAAAAATAGGTAGCATAGAAATTGCAAATCGCGTGTTTAAAAAAATGCTTGATACTTCTATGGGACCGTCATGGTATAAAGAATCTCAATTGACTTTAATGGGAACAGGAGTAAAACATCTTAATAGTCTACCAAAAAAAGATATTTATATGAAAGAAATTTTGGGGCATTTAGACTATGCTTCTGGAGAGATGACATTTCAAAGATATGTTAGAGATGATAAAGAAGAATTTGTAGGAATCCTGTCAAAAGTTTTAGGACATAAAAAATCATTAGAATATTTTAAAAGATTAACTTTCCCTAATAGTGAATTATTATTAAATAATGCTATGAAAGATACTCCGGATGTTGTAGATAAGTTTTATGGATATACTCAAGGAACAAATGAAATTAATCTACAGGATGCGATGATATCTTTTATTAAAGAATTAGATAATAGTGATATTTTACTTAAATATGCTCTTACAGAAATTTTTATTCAAGGTGATGAGAGGTACTTTGATGAATTTACTGAACTTCAATTAGAGATCCTGCATTTTGCTAGACTTAATTCATTTACCGAGTATCAATTACTAATTGAAAGAGTAAAAAGACAATTTGTAGTGGAATTAGATAATGAACGAAGAAGCCTTTATATTAGGTTTTTAGAGAAAAGCTCACTAAAAGAAACTGTAAATAGCATAATGGAAGAGCTTAAAATTTTAGATGTTTTCAGGCAACCTTCAGAACAAGAAAATTTCTTTGAATCATTAAAAGGTGAGGAAAAAGAAAGTAAAAGTATCAATTTAGCAAAGGAAGAATTAAAGTATGGAAATAATACTAAAGCAAAAGAAATATTAGCAAATAGACTATCACAAATCAATGATGACATAGGGGATGTTTTTTATTATAGCAATGAAAGTACGGAATGTTTGAATCTATTGAAAAAAAATTGTGAGAGTAGTCAAGAGCTAATAAAGCTTTTAAAACCTATACTTCTACGAACCGGTATATTTGATTGGCAACTAGCTAATAACCTCATAAAACTGACCGGTGATAAACTTTCTGAGACAGCTTCAATTTTAACAATGAAAGAAGTATTAACTCATGTTCGTTTAATGATAGATACGCCTAAAGAAACTATAGACCAATTTAAATGGGTTGAAAATGAGGTGGATGATGAAAGCTATGAAATAGAAAAATTTATAATTTGGTTAACAAATTTACCTGATGGGTTGATTTATAGAAAAAGAGCTATTGAAGTATTAGCCTGGCTTGGTCAAGTTAAACCTCATACTATAATACCATTATTAATAGAGGAGGCTCTTGAAAATAATGAAGAATCATCAGAAATATCTTCAAATATATTGCATGTATTAAGTCAGACTAATAATGTAGAAGCAATTTGGTATTGCATATGTTTAAATGAAAACTTTAAAAACAGAATTTTACAGAAGAAACATTTTATTATAAAAAGCTGTTTTTTAGAAATTGTTAGGGTTGCCCATGAGAATAATTTACTTGGAGCAAGTGATTTTATTCAGGATATAGAAAAGAATTTTTTTAATAATGAAAAATGTACTTTAATGAGAGAATTAGATTTAGATAAATATTCTAATTTAATAATTCCAGGGTTAGATTATTTTATAAAAACAGTAAATGAAGTAGTGCATCTAGATGAAAGCTTTATGGAAAGTGTAGTAAAAAACTTAAGTGAAACTATTTCACCATTGGATATAAATAACTTTAAAAAAATTGATGAAATTTTAGAAAGAAGTTACTCCATTCCAAATGGTTTATCTCAGGTATATAGAAATAAAGTTAAGTTTGTAATGAATTTAGCTATTTCTGATTATGTTACACAGAATAATTATAATAAACTTAAAAAGCTTTTTAGAAAATATAATCCATATTTCTCTGAAAGAAAGTTTTCCTATGAAATTCCTTCTATCCATGAAAAAGTAACTGATATTTTTGAAGAAAGAAGCAAAGAGTTTGAAAATGCAATATTTGATAATGGAAAGCTGATATTACACTTTAATGAGATAGTTTCCAAAAAGGAAGAACGAAGAGGAAGAAGGATAGAAGTAGTTAGTTTTTTAATTGATTCTAAAAGAGAAACTCCAGTTCTAGGAGAAAAATTGTATGATTATTTTACTAGTAACTTATTACCAAAAGAATCTTCAATAAATATGGATGGTTTTAACGGAGTATTTCCTTTAATATTGAAATCAAGTTATGGACATTGTAGAACTAGTTGGTATACGCCTTCAGAAATTCATCCAGCAGCTAAAGAAAAATATATTATTCCAAACGATATGGTTCAAAAAAAGGTTTGGAAATCAGGAACTATATTAGATGTGGATGGATTTGGTATGCCATTAAGTGAAGGTTGTTTATTAACAGTTGATAGAAGTATTATATCAAAATTTGGAGATAATTATAGATTAATGCATTTAGTTAAATATAATGACGGAGAAAAAATTATGATTATTGATTATTTAAGAAAACGAATACATGGAGGATAAGTGTAATGGAAGATATGACACGAGAAGATTTTGAAAGAAATTTTCATTTACTTAAAGAAAACCAAATAAACTTTTCAAGTGCTGTTTCAAGAGGAATTGACTCATTGTCAAAAGTCAGATATCTTCCTAATGGAAGGATTGATTTTTTGAGTGTTGATGAAATGGCCCGATGCCTTGCAAACACCATGATGACCATTGATTCCGAAGATTTTAAAGAGCGTTTAAAATAATGAAAGAAATTAGTTAAATATAGGTTAGTAGTGAACTTTGATAATATTAATTAATGATATTTGAAGAAGCACCTGAATATAAACTAATTATGAAATTGTATCCTTATATATAAGGATATAAAATGAAAAAGGTGGCGTCTATTATTATAATCAGATGCCATCTTTTTATATTATTCAGAAACTTTGAATAATCAGCAAATAATAAGGGGGGAGAAGATGATACCAAATAGCTGTGAATAAGTCCGTTATTTTATATTAAAAAACCGTTTTACTATTTCTGGTACTTTTTCTATTTTGACCCTCTATCTTTTTAAATACAATTAAAATATAATTCAATTAGAAGAGGAAGATATATTAATTTTAAGTTTGATTTCATAGAGCTTTTATTTAGGATTATTTTAGGGGTGAGACATGAAAGATATATTAAAAGATATCGAGGATAAGTTGAATACCATTAAAAAAGGAGAGATTATAATAACGGTCCCTTTAAATGGAAAAATACAACTAGAAACCAGAACAGTATCAGTATATGAAAAGAATAAATAAAGTTAAGTAGGAGCACCAAGAGGGCCCACTTATGAAGAATAGATTGTTAATTCAGTCTATTTTCCATAGGTGGGCCTTTTTTATTCTTACTCAAAAGTCTGAGCTGGTTTAATCGTCTTCTAGTCAATATCAGCTCGCCCTTTGGGGTAAGGATAAAAAGGTGGTGAGGAAAGTATGTGAGCAAGTTAGACAGAAGAGAAAGGCTCCTGGAGAAACTAGATAGAGACTGGGAAAGGATCTTCCGCTTCTATAGGAAGCAGACAGTTCTCAGGAAGAAATCCGAGGGCAAGTTGAGGTTCAACCTTGGTTCCCAGATAGGATTGGACAGGATAAAGCTATCTATTCCAATTGAGTGCTTCAGTGTAGACAGTGGGATAGATATAAGAGTTGTCTCCATAAAGGAGGGGGCCTATAGCTTAAAGACGGGGATACACCAAAATAACTGGTATTCTCAGCTGGATATAAATCTTCCAAAGGCTCTCCATAGGAACAACCTTCTAAATGTCAGGGACAGGTTGGAAGTAATAAGAGCTCTGGAGGGGGTGGCGAGAGATCTCAGGAGTCATGGAATAATGGTAGATATCTTCAAGGGCAAACCTGCATATCTGGAGATAAACAGGACCTTTGAGCTACCAATGGACTTCACCAGATACCACGATGCCATAGGTATCCTCCTGGCTGAGAAGCACAACATCCTGAGGAAGAGGTTTCATCCCACTACAGTCTATAGCAATCCCTTTAGTGGGTTTAGGACCGGGAAATCAAATAAGCAGCTGAAGATCTATGACAAGTGCTATGAGCAGCTGTGCCACACCTTCATGGATGACCCGGACTTTCTGGAGCTGCCTAAGGGAGAGCTGGTAAAGATAGCCAGAAAGTATACAACGCTTGCAAGGGTCGAGTTCATGGTGAGGAAGCAGCCCCTCCAGAGGATATTAGGGGAAACAGAGACAGTGGAGGACCTCTTGACCAATCTGGAGAAGATTCTGGATACTATCTACTTCGACCTTCTGTCGGAAGCAGGGCTAACAGAGGAAGCCTTTGAAACAGCCAAGGAGAGGAAGGTAAAGAGTCTGGTCAGGGTATTCAAGCAGTTTATCCGGATGCATCCCCATAACTTTATATCAGCTCTCATCAAGTACAGGCAGCTTCACCTCTGGGGGATAGATCAGGGTAGGGAGGTTTTCAAGAGCATCGGAGGAGAAAAGCAGGTTATCTATGATCGCACAAGGATATTTGAAAAGGAGTTTATGCTAATAAAGGATGTAGAGAACAGAAATCCGGAATATCTGAAAAGAATGGAGGAAGTGGTAAGTGAGATCAACAAAAAAGTGTAATTTTATTCTTCATTTTTTTATGGAAAACTTTATGACGTATTATCTTACACCTAAAATTCAATATAGTTCAATAATAGAGGGTGGTTGAAGATAGAAATACCTTTTTTAAAAAATCGAAATCGCCCCTTCTAATAGAGGTTTTTTTCTATCAAAACTTTTATCCATTTTTACTCCCTTATCCCATAGGAGGTGTAATTTTATTAAAAATAATCTGAACTATAACTGGAGAGAGATAAGAAAAGATTATGAGCTCCACAGTCTCTCCTATAGGAAGCTGTCGAGAATACATGGCCCACATCCAAAGACCATAGCCTATCATTCCAAGAGGGAGAAGTGGATCAAGGGAGGGCTCATAGAGGATGTGGCAAACAGGACAAGGGAATACCTGGTTAAATCGGGAGCTGAGATTAACAGGGAATATGACGGCTACTATGAGGAGATCACAGGGAAGATAGCCCACTCCATAAAAGAGGAGGAGCTCAATCCCACAGATGCCAGCTTCCATGTAGGATCCCTGAAGACTATAAGACAGGAGAGGCTTGAGATTAGAGGGGAGCTCACACCTATACAGGAAAGAAAGCACCAACTGGATATAGAGAAGTTTGAGCACAAGAAGCATGTGGACCTGGAGAATCTGAAGATAAAGAAGAGAGGCAAGGGGTCCGGAGGAACAGGAGAAGATCCCGAGGTTGAATACGTGGATTAATCCCCTTAAGGTACTGTGGGCCTATCTCTACAGACTGAGGTGACGCGGGAAGCTCAGGTGGGCACCGGGAGATAAAAAAAATTATCCGCCACCGCCTTATTAGAATTAAAAAAATTGGAGGGCCTATATGAAAATCAAATTAGTTAGGAAAAAGACTCTTTTGGAAGCCTTCCAAGTTACAGAGAAGCAGCTGGCTAACCTGGAGAGGGATGGAATCGTTGTTAAGTATGGAGAGGGCTACAAGCTCATAGAGAGCCTTAAGAACTACTGTGACATGAAACAGAGGAGGCACGGAGGATCCCAGGAGGGGAATGTATCCCTGGTGGAACTATCTGAGATCCTGGGGATAGCTGAGAGAACAGTAAGAGAGCTAACCATGAAAGGTGCTTTAAAGAGAGAAGACGTAGGTGTTTATAACCTTAAGGAGTCTATCCAAGGTTATCTTACATATAAGCTGGGGAATAGTGAGGAAAGTAAAAAGGAGATCCTTCTAAGAAAGAAAGCAGACAGGGAACTCAGAGAAATGGCCCTCCTGGAGAAAAAGGGAGAACTGGTTAAAAAGTCTGATGTTAAGGAATTTCTGGGAGGGATGCTCATAAGTTTTAAAGAGAGCCTTTTAGCTTTCCCCGATAAGCTGGCAAGTCAGAATGAACTGGATCCAAAGACAAGAGATGAGATTACTGGCAGTATGGATGAGTTATTAGAGGAGCTGGAAGCTTATGAGTATAGATAGTCTTTTTCCAAAAGAGCATACCTATAGCTTTATGAGGAGCTTGGTGAAGGAGTTTCTGGCTCCCCCTGAGGATATAACAATCTCACAGTGGGCTGATAGACATAGGATCATTCCACAGGGGCTGAGCTCAGAACCAGGAAGATGGAAAACATCGAGGACTCCCTACTTAAAGCCAATACTGGATTGTATTACAGACACCAATGTTAATTACTTGGTTATGATGACTTGTAATCAGGTAGGGAAGGGAGAGGTCATAAACAACTCCATAGGTTATTTTATCCACCAAAAACCTTCTCCTATGCTTATGGTACAGCCGACCTTTGAAGCAGCCGAGGATTATAGCAGGACTAAGCTATCTCCTATGTTTGAATCATGTAAGGTTCTAAAGGAAAAGTTAAGCGGAATTACTCAAAAGGTTAGAAAAAAGAGCTTTCCAGGAGGATTTCTTCAGATAGTAGGAGCTAATTCACCAGTAGGGCTAGCATCAAATACAGTTAAGGCAGCTTTTCTAGATGAGGTAGACAGATACCCCTTGGGAGCAGGTAAGGAAGGGGACCAGATAGAGCTTGCTATCAAAAGAACAGATACCTTTGCTCAGAGTCGGAAGATAATAATAACTTCTACTCCAGGTATGGAAGAGTCATCTAAGGTCTATCACTGGTATAAGCAGTCTTCCCAAGAAGTTTGGCACATATCTTGTCCAAGCTGTGGGGAATACACTCATCCGACAATAGAAGACTATGACTATGAGAACCTTATGATGGCTTGTAAAAAGTGTGGAGCTTTACATGGAGAGTATGAGTGGAAGGCTATGCAGAAAGGTGGCAAGTTTATTTCCCAAAATCCATCTGTAGTAAAAGTTAGGGGATTTCACTTCAATGTGTTTAGTTCTCCATGGGTGCCATGGGGAGATGTAGCATTTGAATATAAACAAGCACTAAAGGATCCTTTGAAGATGACCACATTTGTTAATACACGTCTAGGACTTCCCTGGAAGGGAGTTATGGCACTGGATAAGGCCTATAAAGATATCTATGAGAATAACAGGGTTGATTACGGAGCTGCCCTCCATGAGGACATCTTAGTTCTTACTGCGGGAATGGACGTGCAGAAAGGGTGGTTTGCAATTGAGGTTGTAGGCTGGGGAGTAGATGAGAAGAGTTATGGAGTGGAATATAAGGTCTTTAGAGGAAACCCTGATAACCCAGAAGCTTGGAAGCAGATAGATGAGTACCTGGAAAAGAAGTTTTATTATAAGGACGGATCCTATCTCAAGATCAAGATGACCTTTATAGATACGGGAGGACACTACACCCAGTCGACCTATGACTACCTTTATGGGAAGGAGCATAGAGGGATATATGGAATCAAGGGAGACAATACAAGTAGAAAGGGATACATCATAAGAAGCTCCATTGTTAATAAGACAAAGAATAAGCCGGTACTCCTGGTTAGGCTGGGAGTAAATGATCTTAAGGTTCTTCTCTTTGAAAGACTGGAAAAGGTAAAAGGGGAGTTTGGATACTGTTACTTCCCATCGGATCCGACAAGGGGCTACGACTCAGAGTACTTTAAAGGTCTCTATTCAGAGAGAAAGGTTATAACAGTTAACAGGTATGGATACAAACAGGTTAACTGGGAAAAGATAAGGAAGAGGAATGAACCGCTGGATGTAAGGAACTATGCTACTGCAGCACTGAAACAGCTCTCTCCTAATTTTGAAGACCTGAAGAGGGATAGAGGAAAGAAGAAAGTTAAGAAGATTACCATTTTTAAGAGATAAGGAGGGAGGCTGATGCATCCGGCAACAGGGATAACACTTAAAGAGGCTCAGGAGATGTATAGGAAGTATATGGATGCCGAGAGGAAGGTTCTCTCAAATCAAAGATACAAGATAGAGGACAGAGAGCTTGAAAGAGCTGACCTTAAGGATATCGTGGCAGGGAAGAAGGAATGGGAAAGAGTTTGTATTGATCTCAGTGGAGGTAATTCCAAAAGGACAGTTTCCATTATTCCAAGCAATCTATAGGAGGTGAGAATGGAAGTAAAAGGAAACCATGAAGGGATGGCCTCGCAAACAAGGGATCCCACACTCTATACAGAAGGAGGGGCCTCTACCACTAGTAAAGTAGTCAGATACTGGAATCCACAGCTAAAGATCCCAGATGAAGACATTATTCAGTCAAAGAAGAAGCTTATGGCCAGGTCCTTAGCTCTCTTTAAAAATAACTCTATTGCAGCTGCAGCTATAAAAAAGATAGTTGCCAATGTAGTTGGTCCAGGCCTGAAGGTTAAATCTACCATAGATGCAAAGCTACTTGGGGTAGATGAGGAACAGAAGGAGAAGCTTGAAAAGCAGATTGAAACTCTTTGGGAGATGTGGACCAAATCGACTCAATGCGATTACCGGAGAATGAGTAATTTCTCCGAGCTTCAGTCACAGTATGTTTATGCCTGGCTGATATTTGGAGAGGGACTAGCTATACTACCTTCAGATCAAAGGACGGGAGATATAGTTTCCCTAAAGATAGATCTGGTGGAGAATCACCGTCTTGAAGCTGAGACTAGCAATAATTTTCTTAAAAATATAGTAAATGGTGTCGAGTTGGATAACCATGGAAGGATAGCAGCATACCACTTTTCCACAGCTTTAAAGAGCCAAAGAAAAACTTATTCAAGAATAGGTGCTTATGATGCTCTGGGTAGGAAAAACGTACTGTGCCTATTTACCAAGGAAAGAGTAGGACAGCGTGTGGGTCTTCCAGTTCTCACTCCAGTTATAACCGACTTAAAAAGAGTGGGACAATGGCAGAAAGCAGAAATTGATGCTGCAGTAACTACAGCCCTTCATCCGATCTTTATAAAGAGAGATATTAACAGCACCGTTTCAGTAACTGGAAGAGATGAAGAGGAAAAGACGGTAGTTGAAAACGGTGAGGTCAGAAAGGTAGTTACGAAAAAAGTGGAGGGGGGATCCATTACCGAGCTCTCTCCAGGAGAAAGTGTAGAGGTGGTAGAGGGAGGGAGGAATGCCATTGCATACGATACCTTCTTAATAACAACCTGTAAAACCATAGGGGCAGCCTTAGAGCTACCATATGAAGTCCTGCTAACTGCTTTTAGTAGTAACTACTCAGCCTCAAGAGCAGCAATATTAGAAGCCTGGAAGATGTATTTACAGAGAAGAGCCAGGGTAAAAGAATCGTTTTGTGAGCCAATCTATGAACAATTTATAGATGAGATAGTGGCAAGGGGATATATTGATATCCCTGGGTACTTTCAGAATCCTTTAGTAAAAAAAGCGGTTTTAAGAGCTGAATGGTACGGGCCTATCCAGGGAAGTATCGATCCTAAGAAGGAAGCTGAAGCAGATGCAATTAACCTTGGAAATGGCACCAAATCAAGGGCAAGAATTGCTAGAGAAAATGGTACTGACTGGGATCAGACTGTTGAGCAGCTGGCATACGAGGAAAGAGTAATGAGAGAAAAAGGAGTTTCTAAGACAAAGGTAACTGTTGGAGGTGATTCAGGTGGAGAAGAATAGAGTAGAGCTATTAATTTATGGTCCTATCTTTGATAGTGAAAGTAATCCAAATAGTTCTAGAAGAATAGCTGAATTTCTTATGGAGCATAGTGATGCTGAAGAAATAGCTGTAAGAATAAATTCTCCAGGAGGAAGTGCTTATTCTGGGATTGCAATACACAATGCTTTAAAAAATCATAAAGCCAGGATAATAGCTTATATAGATGGTATGGCAGCCAGTGCAGCCAGTTTGATACCTATGGGAGCAGATGAAGTTCATATAAACAGTTGTGCTCAGATGATGATTCATAATCCTTCAAATCTAATATGGGGGGATGAGCATGCTATGAGAAAAGAGGCAGATAACCTGGCCAAGCTTAAGGAAAGTGTTATGAATGCCTATCTCACAAAAGTAAAGATCTCAAAGGAAGAGTTGATCAAGGTTTTAAATGAAGAAACCACATATACAGCGGAAGAAGCACTTCAGTGTGGTCTGGCTACTCATATAGTAGAGGAAGTAGTCAGAGAAGGAGTTGTAATGTATTCGGGACCTCTGAACTCTGAAAATTTTGAAGAGTATATGGAGACCTTTCAGCACACCATTAAGATGGAGTTGCCATCAATTAAAAAGGAGACAGATATTATGACAATGACAAGGGAACAGCTAAAGAGTGATAACCCAGCACTGTATAGCGAAATAATAGAAGAAGGCAAGAAGGAGGAGAGAGCAAGATTACAGGCTTTAGATACCATCAATGTTCCTGGAAGTGAAGAACTTGTAAGAAAGGCCAAGTATGAAACTATGGAAAGTAAGGCTGAGGTTTGCCTTGCAATAGTAGATCAAGGTTTGCCGGTAACACCTACGGAACCAGGAACTCCATCACTTCATACTCATTCAGTAGATCCAGTGACACTAGTAACCTCTGGTAAAGTTGCTCTTCCGGGAGAGGAAACTCCACCTCCTTCAGTGGAAGAATCGGAATTTGAAGCTCAGTTAAAAGCCGGTGACAGGTTAGCGGAACTATATAACAGGGGAGGTAAGTAAAGTGAAGACGATAATTAATCCAGACGGGCTGATTTGGGGGATACAGGTCTACCCACTGACCCAGGAAATAACCTTAGCTCCAGGGACATACAAGAGGGGAGATGCCCTTGGAGTGGTTAATGGGAAGCATGGTCTTATAGGAGAAATAGGATTTGATGCCACGACTTTTAATGCTGTTCTTTGTGCAGATATGACTGCAGTGGAAGATGTCCCTGTGATGGCTTATGTTAATGGCCAATTCCAAGGAAGCAAGATGAGAGTTAAAGAGGGCTTTGATATAGAGACCTTAAAGCCAGAAGCAAGAAAATTACAAATATTTATTAAATAGGAGGAGTTAATGAAAGCATATGCACTAGTCACACTTATAGCAGCTTTAGCACAGATGAAACTTCCAAAGACATTTATGTATAAGTTTGCAGTAGGGGAGGAGAAGGTACACCCTACGGAAAAATTTGAGATTCACACCAAGAAAGCTAACAGAAGAATGGCTCCCTTTGTAGGAGAGTATTCAGATGGTGTATTCATTGAGAAAACGGGCTTTGCAGTTGAAGAGTTTGAACCGCCTATTATAAAACCATATATGCTAGCAAGTGCAGATAGGCTCCTTCAAAGGCAGTTTGGTCAAACTATCTATGGCAACTCAATATCTACAGATGACAGGAAGCTTATAAAAGTAGGGGAAGAGCTGGAAGAGTTAGATGACATGATAGTGAGAAGAGAGGCATGGATGATCATGAAGCTTCTTACAGAAGGAATTATCCCTGTAATAGGCGAGGGCGTTAACAGAGCTATAACTTATGGAGATGCCAATATAGAGAAGTTAATGGGAGATGCAAAATGGTCAAGTGAACTCAGCGATCCTATGGCACTTCTTTTAGAAAAGATACAGGAGGTAGGTAAGGAGACTGGAAACGGAATAGATACCCTCATCATGAGTCACGATGCCTACGAGGTTTTTGAAAAGCATAAGATAGTTGATAACTACCTTAAGCATACCAATGCTGCACTGGTTCAGCTGGATCCAAAAGAAGTTCCAGATGGCGGGAAGTATATGGGATATATTCCTAAGCTGGGAGTATCGATCTATACCTTCAGTGAGTGGTATTACAATGAGTCTACTAAGACAGAGGAACCGTTACTGCCGGCTGGAGCAGTTGTCGGGTTAAAGAAAGGGTTTATCAAGATGAACTATGGAGCTATAACCCAGATCCCAGATGGAGAAGAGGAAGAGCAATTGTTTGTAGAGAAGAGAGTTCCCCATACATGGGTGAAGCCAGGAAGTAATAAAAGGCATGTACAGCTGCAGTCTAAGCCACTGCCTGTACCTAATGATGCAAGAGGTTGGTTTACCATTACAGTAATTTAATTTATCCACAGTGCAGTTAAGTTTAAAAAGGAGAAGACTGATGAAATATAGAGTGCTTTGTGATTTTAGAGTAGGGGATGAAAAGTATAAAAAGGGTAAGGTCTATGAGATAGAAGAGGCTCAGGTTGGGGAGCTACTGGAATCAAAACTTATTACTGAGTATAAGGATGAGGATGTAGTGTTTAAGGAAGCAGCTATATTGGAAAACCTTAGAGCAGAGAAGATAGTTGATGCCCAAACTATTAAAGCTCAGCAGGAGGAGATTGAAAAACTTAAAACTGAGAAAGCTGCTGCTCCTTCAGAGGAAGTGGTTAAGGTTATGGAGTATCTCCTTCAGGTTGAGAACCTGGAAAAAATGGAAACCTCTCTCATAGAGGGAATAGGTGACACATTAGGTCTTGAAGTGACAGGAGGAAATAAGAAGGAAAAGGCACAGTCCCTCTTTGATCAGGTGACAAAGTAATGGGACTTAAAGAAGACCTCATAACGGATCTAGATGATGTTTTCTTCAACACAGATGAGTTTGCTGAGGTTGTTGATATAGATGGAGTGGAAGTAGAGGCTATCATCAGCAATAGCCTAAGGAAGGATAGTAAGAAGTACCAGAAGTTCATGGAAAATAACTATTCTGCAGAGGAAAAAACATACACGATAAAGTCTTCAGATTTTGAAGCTCTAAATGAGTATGATCCTGGAGATAGAATTGTTATCGATGACGAGTTATATAGAGTCTATAAAATAACCAAGGATGCTGGTGTGACTCATATAGAGGTAAAGATCTATGATTAATGTAGATGCCCAGGCACTGGAGAAGCTGAAAAAGGAATTAGAAGGTATTACAGATGGTCTTGAAACTGTAGTGGCAAATGCTATCAACGTTGTTACCACAGAAACTAAAAGAGAGGCCATAAAACAAATAACGGAGAAATTTTATATTGATAAGGATCCCTTGGGAAAAGGGATCCATGTAAGAAGGGCTCATCCAAGTAAGCGTAGTTATGCAGCAATACAGAATAACAGGAAAAGAGATCGTTTTACACTGGCGAGATTTAAAGTTGAACAACCTTCAAGGGGGCCTATTAGGGTAGCTCAGAACAGAAGCGGAGGTCTGAAGGAACTTAAAAGAGGATTTGTACAGAATGGGCAGATTTGGAGAAGAAGAGGGAAGGCAGCCTATCCTATAGACATGCAACGGGGGTATTCAATAGGTGGGATGCTTGAAAGTGAAGATATTTTTAGGGATCTTGAAGAAACAGCATTGGAGAAGCTAGATGGCCAGCTAGACATAGAAGTTGATAAGTTTTTCGATAAAAAAGGAGAATAGATGTCAATAAGAAACCTGGAGCAAGAAATTAAAAGAAGAGTTATATCGGTAGTTGAAGATACCCAGCTTGTAGATATAAAAGGAAAAAGAGTAGTTCCCATAGTTGAAACAGGAGTTCTTCCGGGAGATATTGTAAAGGGGAAACCCTATGTGCTTATTCAGACAACAGATATCACAGATGGAGATCTGGAAAGTGAAGTAGATGTACTGATGGTCTATGGAACTGTAGGGCTAGGGAAACAAGATAGAGTAGATAAGGAAAAATCGGATTATGTTCATGCAACTGGTCATTGGGATATTATCTCCTTAATAGACAAGATAAGAGCTGATTTTCTAAAAGATACCAATTTTGAGTTTGGAGTATTGGAAAGAAAGATGAAACATGAGGTATTTGGTCAGATTGAAGATATCAATTACCTTGGAGAATCAAAGCTGAAGTTTAAAATAAGCACCATTGCTCCTGAGGGAGAATATTTGTAAGGAGGTAGAGGTGGTAGAGGCTAAAAAGAAACCAGAGAAAAAAGAAAAGAAGTTCCAGCGGAAGAAGAAAGGCTCGATCTTCTATATGGGACCAACCATTAAGAGGGGGATCCTGGAGAAGGGGGCGGTATATAGAGGGGAACTTCCCAAGGAAGTAGAGGAAATTAAAAAAGAAAAACCTATACTGAGTCCTCTCTTTGTTGATAAGAAGGGGTATGTAGAGGCATGTAGGGAACTGAGAGATCTTGGATCCAGGTTGAGTGCTCTGTATAAGAGAGCAGAGGGAGGTAAGTAATGGGAAGTATTAACCATGGTGTAAGAACCGGAGAAAAGCCTACCTCCATAGCAGGGATTATTCAGAGTGGTAATACTGCAGTAATCATTGGAACTGCCCCTGTAAATACTGCTCCTGATCCTAAGGTGAATACTCCTGTAATCTGCTATACAGAGAAAGAGGCTCTGGAAGCTTTCGGATGGAGTGATAACTGGAAGGAATACACTCTATGTGAAGCTATAGATGTTTTCTTTAGGCTTTTTAAAGTGGGGCCTATAGTGATGATCAATGTCCTTGATCCCAAAGTTCATAAAATTTCTGTAACGGATGCAGCTATAACTTTTACCAAGGGAGTAGCTAAAGTTGAAGATAAAGGGGTCTTATTGGACACCTTAGAGATTACAGGCAAAGTGCAAGGGACAGATTATACAGCTGAATTTAATGAGGATGGAAGTGTAAATCTTATAGCTATAACTATTGCAGATGGAGATCTGACAGTAAGTTATGAGAAATTAGATCCTTCAGCAGTGGACGATGAAGACATCATAGGAGGAGTTGATCCTACCACTTTAAAGAATGAGGGACTTGCTCTTATTCCTAATGTATTTACTAAGTATAACAGAGTGCCTAACATAGGGCTTGCCCCGGGGTGGACACACATACCTGCAGTTGCTCAATCTCTGGTATCTAGTATGAAGGACATCAATGAGGTTTTTAATGGAATAGCTCTCACAGATATTGATACTGAAACTATAGATGCCTATAGCAAGGTCCCAGAGTGGAAGAATGAGAATAGCTATGTCCATGAGAATCAGTATAACTTTTGGCCAAGAGCTAATCTAGGAGATAAGGTCTATCATATATCCACTTTAGTAGCAGCTTCCATGTATATCATAGACCAGAATAATGAAGATATCCCCTTTGAGTCTCCTTCGAATAAGTTACTCATGACTACGGGAATATGTCTTTCAGATGGAACAGAGGTTGAGCTTAATTTAGGGCAGGCCAATTACTTAAATGACAATGGAATAGCTACTTCAATTAACTTCAACAATGGCTGGAGGCTCTGGGGGAACAGAACAGGATGCTATCCAAGCAATACAGATGTTAAGGACAATACGATTACCAATAAGAGAATGTTTATCTGGGATAACAATAACTTTACTTTAACCTACTGGCTTGATGTAGATAAGCCGGCAACACCGAAGCTCATGGATAAGATAGTGGATTCATATAATGACTACTACAATGGGCTTGTAACTAAGCAAGCGATTTTGGGAGGGAGAATAGAGTTTAATCAAAGCGAGAACCCTACTACCAGCCTTATAGATGGAAAGTATTACTTCAAAAGGTATATGGGACCTGTAGGAGTTGCAGAGCTTATAGAATCTGATCTTGAGTATGATACGGAATATCTGAAGACACTATTTGGAGGTGGTAATTAATGCTAGGAGGAATTCCTACTTCCCTGCAGGGGTTTAGTATATATCTGGATGCAATAAGAGACTTGGGAGTGGTAGACATTGAGCTGCCTAATATCCAGTTTATGACAGATACCTTAAGCGGATCTGGAATAGCAGGAGAGATTGAGTTTCCAGTTCCAGGATTAACCCAGGCAATGCAGATGAAGTTAAAAAAAAGAGCTGTGAACCAGCAATTTTCTACATTATTAGCACCTAGAATTCATAACCTGACTTTCAGAGGAAAAGTAGTTATGGCAGATCCGAGTCAGCCATATAGAAAGATGAAGAATAGGAATATAAGGATAGTTGCCAATGTGGCTCCTAAAGCCAAGAACTTGGGTAAGGGAGAGGTTGCAAAATCTATGGAAGTGGAATCAGAGTTCGAGTTGTTAAGCATCAGGGTATTTGTAGATGAAATACCCACTCTGCATATAGATAAACTTAACAATAAGTTTGTAGTGGATGGGATTAATTATCTAGAAGATGACGATTTCTTGTAGAAATAAAAAAAGCCCTCAAAAAATGGGGCTGGGCTCCTGGCTAAAGGTAAGGAGCCCATCTGAACACAGTCTGTACATGGTTTACATCTGTGTTGATAAAATAATACTACAACTGTAGCAAAAAATCAATACTGAAGTTTGTTTTTTTTGAAAAAGTTTAAGGTATATCATTTAATCGTTATAAGGCTGACAATAAAAACAAAAAAGGAAGAGACTCCTATCTTATGACAGGAGTCCACGGTTAAATATATCAAGAGGTTCAAACACTACAATAAAACAATACTACAACAGTACTAAAAAAACAAGATAAAATTGAAAGTTTTATTTGAAAAGGAGAGAAGAATATGAAAGAAAAAGAAAGAGAACCGGAGAAGAAAGTAGAAGTAGCCGGTAATACTATCATTGTAGAGCTTTCTAAAAAAGTTACTTTTAATGATCTTGAAGTTGAGAAAGTTGAGCTGGATTTTGGATCCTTAACTGGAGCAGATATCTGTGAGGCAGAAACCAACTTCAGAGATAGATTTTTTCAGCCTATTCCAGATGCGAATTACTCCATTGCATATCAGGCTTCAGTGGCAGCAAAGGCAGCTAAGCTACCCTATGAACTAATCCTAAAATTAAATCATAAGGAATTTTCAGCAGTAACAGGAGCAGCTAAGGGTTTCTTACTTGGGTAGACCTCGACTCTGAGAAAAAGATTCAGAAACTGAGGGAAGCCATCCTCACAGCAGGGATGGTTAGTAGGAGTGGAGCTGAGTTCTTCTATCGAATGAGACTGAAAGAATTAGTAAGTTGGTTGGAGGCGATACCTAGTGAGTAACAGGAACTTTATAATGAAGATTGGGGGGGTGGTGGATCCCTCTTTATCTAAAAGTTTTAATAAGTCCTCCAATGAACTAAAGAAGCTTAGCGATGAAATGCATAAGCTAAAAAGTACAAGCAGGCATATTTCAAAGTTAAAGCAATCTGAAGCTAAACTGGAGGAACAATTCGCCAAGGGGAGAGAGGAGTATAAGAGACAGCAAAGAGAACTTTATGAGACTAGCAAGAAGGTTGGGGCTCTTCAAAAATCACTTAACAAGACTAAGAAACCTACAAAGGCCATGATTAATGAGTTTAAGAGAGCTAAGAAGGCAGAGGACCGTCTGAAAATAAGTACTGAGAAGCAAAGGAAAGCTCTGGTTGATGGCATGAGGCAGATGAAGGAAGCCAGGAGTGAGACTAAGAAGTATTCTCAAAGTCAGGAAGAGCTTGCCAGGTCTATGAAGAAGGTAGAGGCTAGTCAGAAGAAGCTTAAAGCATATGAGGGACTGAAGAAATCTGTTTCTGATAATGCAGGAGGTACCTTTACCAGATCAGCAGGAGAAGCTGCAGTCTTAGGAGTCGCAGTTAAGTTTGCAATAGATGATGAAGAGGCTTTTGCAGATGTAAGGAAAACTACAGGACTAACAGGTAAGGAAGCAGAGAAGTTTCAGAAGGAACTTAAAAGAGCAACTAAGGATATTCCTAAGTTCAATGCTGAGATATACGAGATTGCTGCAGCTGCAGGACAGGCAGGAATAAATCTAAAGGAGATCCCTAAGTTTGCTGCAGACACAGCTAAAGTATCGGTAGCTTTTGATATGGAAGCTGGAGATGCTGGTGATACATTGGCTACCTGGAGAGAGGCATTTAAAATGAGTCAGAAAGAAGTAATGGTTCTGGCAGATCAGATGAACCTTATAGGAGATAGCATTAAGGTAAAACCGGCTCAGGTTGCAGAAATGACTACTACAGTAGGATCTCTTGGTAGACTTGCTAACTTTACAGAAGCTCAAACAGCCGCACTGGGAGGAACCCTGGTTGCATTGGGGATAAAAGACTCTAGTACTGCCTCTACAGCCATAAGAAAGCTTTACGGGACTCTGGCATCAGGAGAAGCAGCGACCAGTAGCGTATCTAGTGCATTTCAGAAGATGGGCTTAGATGCTATTCAGGTGGCTCAGGATCTTCAGAAGGATTCTGAAGGGACACTGATGAAGGTGTTCGAAGGACTTAATAAGTTAGATAAAGCTGAGCAGTTATCTGTAACTAAACAGCTATTTGGCGAGGAAGCAATGAACAGTATGGGAATGCTTATAAGTAACACTGAGTTTCTACAGCAGAATTTTAAGCTTGTAGGGGATGTCAGCAAGTATTCAGGAAGTGTCATAGCTGAATACAATAATAAGCTGGATACAACTGCTACAGATCTGAAGCTGGCAATGAAAGCTACTGCAGGTATGGCAGCTGCAACTACAAGATTCTTTCTTCCTCCAATTAGGAGTGCAGCTGGCATGATGGGAGAGTTTAGCAGCGGAATAAGTGAATTTACAGAAAAGTACCCGGAAGTTTCAAAGGTGCTTTCATATGGTGCTGCAGGTTTTATAGGTTTGAAGTTAAGCACAAGTGGAGCTGTGATGGGATTGAAGATGCTGGGAAACACTAAAAAGGATCTCATCTTCCTAAAGGATACAGCTATGCTCATAAAAGGCTGGAAGCAATGGGGACCTATATTAGGAGGTCTAAAGACAGTGATAACCACACTGGGAGCTGTAGGAAAAACAGCTCTGTTTAATCCATGGGTATTAGGAATAGGAGCAGTAGTTGCAGGAGGTTATCTGGCATATAAAAACTGGGACAAGATTAAAGAGGGATTTAAGGCAACAGGAGCATATTTAAAACAGGGAATCCCATTAGTGAAGGAGGCTTTTCTCCACATGGTTCCTGGTTATGCAATATACAAGAATTGGCATCTTATAAAGAAGGGTTTCAAGAATATCTATGACTATATAAGTGGTGGGATACTGAAGCTGAGTGATCTTTGGAAAAAATTCAATGTGCCGGGAAGAGCCTTTAAATGGGCCAAGGAAAAATATAAAAAGTACACCGGTGAAGGTGTGCCGGCATATGAAAGAGGTGGAGTAGTAACCAGTCCGCACCTGGCTATAGTGGGTGATTCTAAAGAATCAATAATACCCCATGACGGCAGCAGAAGGTCTAGATCTCTCTGGTATGATGCTGGAAATAGAATGGGAATGTTTGTAGGAAAAGGGATCCCCGACTTAGCTTCAAAGATTCAAGAAACTAAAGTAAATCAAAAAGTTAACAACAAAATAGATGTCCATATCTCAATAAGTCCTATAATTGATAAATATAAAATATTTTCTTTAAAAGAAATAGAAAAAGAAACAGCAAACTTAGGAAAACTCATAGGAGATGAAATAGAAAAAAAATTAGAAGAAATTGAAAGATCAAAAAGGAGGTTGAGTTTTGAATAGAGAAGTGGATATCTACAAAACTATTCAAGGAGATATGTGGGACAGTATCAGTCATAAAGTATACGGGGAGGATAAGTATTCAAAAGAATTAATAAAAGCAAATCCGAAATATATGAATATAGCGATCTTCAGTAGTGATATGGAATTGATCTGTCCTGACATACCTAAGGAGAAAAACTCAACCCTTCCTCCCTGGAGGCAATAATGAAAGTTAGAAGGAGCTATGTAAGGATAATTTATGAGGGAAGAGATATTACAGGAGAAATAACACCATATTTAAAAAGTGCCTCCTATACAGATAACCTAGACAAAGGAGATTCTGCAAGCTTTACTCTTTTGGGGGATAAATGGATCAATCAGTGGCCAATACTTAAAGGAGATAAATTCCAGATGGAGATAGTAGTTACCAACTGGCTCCAGGAAGGAGACGACAGATCTCTTAATTGCGGGACTTTTACTGTAGATGATATTTCCTTTAGTGGGGCTCCAGATCTAATGACAGTGTCTGGAACCTCGATGGACATCTCTAAAGGCTTAAAGGATGTAAAGAGAGATGGAACTTGGGAAAATATATCTCTTAGAGAGGTAGCCCAGGAGATAGCCAAAAAGAATTCTATGAGGCTATTCTATGGTTATGAGAAAGACATTCTTTATGACAAGATAGATCAGATAAAGGAGAGTGATTCCCATCTATTATACCGGATAGCTCGAGAACAGGGGCTTAAAATGAAGATTACAGATTCCCAAATAATTATTTTTGATGAGGAGAAGTATGAGAGTTTAGAAAGCATTATCTCATTCAATAAATCATCACTTATAAAATATAACCTTCAATGTGATGACCTAGATGTCTATGATACCTGTGAGATTACATATTACGACCCTGACTTGGGGGAGCAGCTTAAAGGAAGGTTTGAAGCCCCGGCAAGTCGTCTATATAAAGCCAAAACAGGAAAAGTACTATATAAGAATATGGACACAGGGGTTACCGGGAGAACAAAGGAGGAAAAGGAGAAGTTTCTCGATGAAAGGGCTAAGAAGCTCCTTAGGAGCAGCAATAGAAACGAGACCAAGGTCAGCATAAGCAATATGGGAGATGTTGGGTATGCTCCAGGGCTTACTATGTCACTGAATGGGTTTGGGATATATAGCGGGACATACCTTATTGAGTCTGTAACGCATAGCCTGGATAAAGGTTATATCTGCAGCATATCAGGTAAAAGGAGGCTGGCATTCTGATGGAGTTCAGGTTTATGAGGAGTGGAAAGATATCCTCTATTAATTATAAAAGATGCAGTGCCAGAGTTGAGTATGATGATGCTCCAGGGGTAATTTCTAAAGAGCTGAAGATTTTGTCCACCAACAGTAATAAGAGCAAGGGATACTCGATGCCTAGCATAGGTGAGGATGTAGTGTGTATCTTTTTCCCTCATGCCCCCAGTGTAGGATTTATTGTAGGAGCCTACTACTCAGGGAAGAACCTGCCAGCTGATACGGGAAAGATAAAATATATCTTCTTTCCAGATGGAACCAGGCTTAAATACGACCTGGAAGCAAGCCTCTTAGAAATTGATTGTGTGGGGGATATAGACATCTCGGGTGGCAAGGTGGTCAATATCCAGGCAAGAGAGGTAAATATTGTCGCTGAATCCTTTAATGTGTCTGCAGATGAGAGTAACTTCGATCATGACATCAATTGTGCTGATGTGGTAACAGATAAAGGTTCTCATAATGCTCATACCCATGTAGATGCAGAGGACAGGCCTACCACCCCGCCAGTATAAGGAGGAAAGCTATGATAGGAATACTGGGAGAGATCCCCTTCTCTGTAACTTTTGATGGAAACAACATCAAAGCCCTGAACTTTACCAATCTTAAGAGAAGTGGTGGAGCTAACTATGAGCAGCATAAAAGAAGAGGACTAAAACCGGTATTGGAGCTTATAGACCTCTCTCTGGAAAGTTTAAAACTGGATATCTCCCTAAGAAGTGACCTTGGACAAAAGCCTAAGGTGCTTCTAGGCATTCTTATTGCCTATTCAGAAGCCGGTAAGGTCCTGGATTTTGTACTTGGCCAAGAACTCTTGGGAAAGTTTGTTATAGACTCCTATGATGCCGGTTATGAGTACATAACAAATAACGGAAAGATAAGGAAGATTGATGTCGGTTTGTCTCTTAAGGAGTATATAGATGAAGTAGAAAGCACTATTGAAGTAGTCAGTACTCCAAAGAAGAAAACAGAAAAGAAGATTGTCCATGAGGACTATAACCAAGGAGCAATAATCCCATGATATATATTTTGGAAGCAAGGAAGAAGATTGATCTGAAAGCTAAAGGTATAGAAAGAATCCTTCATAATGGTTGTAACCTACTCTCAGTTATCCAGGGAGAGGTTGTCCTGGGAAGAGCTATAGGAATAGATGGGAGTATTGTAGACACCCCTATAAATAGAGCAGAAGGGCTTATGAAGATCAAGGAGCAGTTTGAGAAGTATGAACCCAGGCTTAAGGTGGAGAAGGTGACATATACTCTAGATCATCAGAGAGGAATCTTAAGACCAAAGGTGGAGGTGACAGTAGTTTGAGTAGTATAGATATTCATAAGGAGACAGCTGAAGATATAACAGCTAGAATGGTAAACAGATTTGAGGGATACAGTAAAGAGTCCTTAGGATTAGCTGATGAAAGACGTTGGATCTTTCAGACAGTAGCCTACGCCCTATTTGTAAGGAATGAAACTACAAATGAAGGGTTTAAGATGAACTTTGTGAGATACACCAAGGGAGAGTATGCAGATGAGATAGGAACATTTACCGATACAGAGAGGCTGCCGGCACACAGAGCCAGTGTAGTTTTAAGGTTTGAAATAGAGGAACCTAAGGAACATCTCATTGCAGTTAGTCCGATAAGGGTAACTCCTGGGAATGATGTATATTTTTTAACAGAATACTTTGAATTTAAGCCGGGAGAAATATCTAAGGACGTCATTGCCTTTTGTACTGAAGCTGGAGTAGTAGGGAATGGGTTCCTACCTGGTGAAATAAACAAGATAGTAGATCCGTTTCCATTCTATAAGGCTGTGAGAAACCTTGAGACTTCCCAGGGAGGAGCAGAGGTAGAATCAGACAACAGCCTAAAGAAAAGAATAATGGAGGCTCCTAGTAAGTTCTCAACTGCAGGTCCTGGAGACGGTTATAAGTATTGGGCCAAGACAGCTAACCAGGATATTATCGATGTGGATGCTGCCAAAACAACTCCAGGCACTGTGAGGGTGACTCCTCTTATGAAGGGAGGAGAGCTTCCCTCAGACAGTGTACTAGCTGATGTAATGTCTACATGCAGCGACAGCAAGAGAAGGCCGCTTACAGACAACCTGGAGGTAAATAAGCCTACACAGATCCCCTATGAGATAGATTTTACCTACTACATCTCCCGGAGCAATATAGGGCTTGTTAATGAGATTCAGAACAAGGTTCTGCAAGCTGTTGATGAGTATGTTCTTTGGCAAAAGGGAGCTCTTAAAAGGGATATTAACCCAACTGAGCTAAGTTACCTTGTGAGAAATGCCGGTGCTAAGAGACTTGAGATAAGAAAGCCCCTATTTACTCCTGTAAACATCTTTGAAGTGGCAAAAGAAACAAGTGTTAATCCAATATATGGAGGTATAGAGGATGACTAAGATCGATAACCTGGATATTCTTAAATTGCTTCCATATTTTATGCAGGAGGATGAGGAGGTTCGCCTAATTATGAAGGTTATCCAGGAGGAGCTGGATCTGATTAACGCAAGAGAAAGGAACCTCTTTGTCTATGGAGACTTTCAAAGCCTTAATGAAGCTGTATTGGATGAATTGGCCTATCAGTGGAGAACTGAAGGGTATGAGCAGACATTACCTAAGAGTGTAAAGGCTAAGCTAGTAGAGACATCCTATATAGTTAGGAAGACTAAGGGGACCAGCTATGCTGTGGAGAAGACAGTTCAAGATATCCACGGGGATTTTGAGCTTCTAGAGTGGTGGCAGTCGAATATGGAGCCATATCACTTTAAGATAGTAGGAGCTAGCTCTCCTCCTGGAAATAAACTGACTGAGATCTACAAAGCTATAGAGATAACTAAGAATGAGAGGAGCCATCTGGAAGGAATTATAGTAAGTAATCAGTGGGAAGGAACTAATTACCATGGTATTACTACTCATCTTTCTCTTTTTGAGAAGATTCCATTCAGTTCAGAGGTTATATCAGAAGCAGAGAAATATATAGGAGGGTTAAATGGCTAAATATACAGGGAATACCCTTACCAACTTGGGAAAAGACCTCCTGGCAAGGGCTGTTATAGGTGGAGAGGCTTTTACTTTCACCAAAGTAGAGCTGGGAAAGGGAGTTCCCGGTGGTGACTATGAAGAGCTTACAGGCTTAATAGAGCCATTCAAGGTGCTTGCCATAACAAGTACCGCGAAACTTGTGGGAGGCAGCTACAGGGTAAGGACAGCCTTTAGTAACAGCGGGATAATGGAAGACACTTACTTGAGGGAAATAGGGGTCTTTGCCAGGGGAGAAGATGGAATAGAGATACTCTACTCTTACTGTTACACAGATACCCCGGATCTGATACCGGCTGAAGGGGGAGGTGTTCTTGAGAGGGTGGAAGACGTAATAACCTATATTTCCAATGCTGCCAATGTTAATGCTGTGATAGATCAGAGTAAGGTCTATGCCACTATAAAGGACCTTACAGAGGGACTAGCTGAGAAGGAAGATAAATTTGATAAGAATAGTGGGTTCAACCTAGATAAAACAGATAGCGCAGAGACAGACAGCTCTATACTTGTAGCAACTGCTAAGGCAGTTAAGAAAGCCTGGGATAAAGCTAAAGAAGCAATTGGATTTACAGATACCAACAAGGCAGCAATCTTAAATAATACAGAACAAATAGATAGCCTACAACCGTTTTGTAAAATATTAGAATTCACAAGGTTTGAGGAGTTAGGGCTAAATCCTCCAGTTACAACGAAGCAAATAATAGACATCCTACCTGACAAATCTAGGCTAGTTTTAGCTGCTAATATTGACGCTATAACTGATGCTCCTGTAAATGGTGGAACATTAATTATTGAAAGACTTAGTAATTTAAGAATTACGGTTGAGTACACTGGAAATCATAATGGAGTTGTATCAAATAAGTTTATCGGTGGTTGTTACAATGATATATGGTACGGTTGGAAGCAGTTGGATTATCTGTAATATCTAAGTTTGTTCTGCTAGTTTAAAGGGAGGTGAGCAATGAAATATAACTTGTTTGAAAGAAAGATAGCGACTTCTTGGGAAGAGGCGGAGAAAAAGCTTTTAAAAAGTACTGATCTTGATGGAGAAAGAATAGATGAAGACTATAAAAAAGCTTTCCCTTATGACTATAACCCTGAGATTCACTTTATTTACAAGGGAGAATTAACTGGACCTTACAGAATAGAAAAGGACTTTTCCCTATATTTTTATAATGACAGAGAGCAGGTTGAGTTGAGATATAGGTTTCTAGGAGAAGGAGAGATACTTGAAGGAGATAACATAAAGCAAGTTCCTTCTCCAAGTCCATTTCATAACTGGAATGGAGAGGAGTGGGTATATGATATTGAACTTGAAAGAAAATATTTAAATGGTAAAATTCAAATAACAGAAAGAGAGATGGAGGTAACACAAGCTCAAATAACTTCAAGAAAATCACTAGGGATGTATATTGCTTCGCTGGAGGCCAAAGTTAGCGAACTCTTAAAGAGACACTCTGATCTTTGCTATGAGCTTTCTGAAACATATAAGGGGGAGTAGATGGTATCTATAATTGAATTACTGCTTAAGGATCCAGTACAAGGGCTTATAGCAGTGTTATTTATTCTTTTCTTCTATCTCTGGAGGGAGCAGGGGAAGATTAAAGCAGAAATCTCCAGTGTTGAAAGGTTTCTTGACAAGAAAAAGCTAGATAAGGAGGATTTTGGGAACTATCAGTCTGGCCATTCAAAGGAACACAAGGATATTAAGGAGTATTTAAAGCTAGCCATAGAGCTGTTAAAGGAGAGGTTAAAATGAATAGGTTAGGTAGTAGAAGTAATAAGAGTATAAAGAATATAGATCCTAAGCTTGCAGTTATCATAGGGGCTGCTTTAGCTGAAGGAAATGTAGATTTTACAATTACCTCTGGATTTAGAACTAAGCAAGAGCAGCAAACTCTTTATGCACAAGGTAGAACTAAAGCTGGAAAGAGAGTGACTAATTGTGATGGGGTAAAGAAGAAATCATATCACCAGACAGGAAAAGCAATAGACTTTATTCCATATCCTTTTGACAATGATTGGAATGATACAGAGCAATTCAGACAGGTAGGAGAGGAACTTCTTAGAGTAGGTCAGCTGTTGGGGTATAACTGTAGCTATGGAGGGCATTGGAAATTGTTTGAGGATTGGCCACATTTTCAGATTAATGATTAGGAGAGTGATAGCGTGTTTGATTTCGTAAAAGAGAATTTAAATTTAATTTTACCTCTGGCTACATTTTTAGCAGGATGGATTTTACCTGTACCATTATTCCTCAAACTAGGTGAGAGTGTTTCTGAGAGTATTCCACCTGCATTGGCTAAGATTCTATCGGATAGACTTAAAGCCTTTGAGAGAGGGCTAATGATGGCTGATTTTAGAGGGGATACTAATCTAGTTGATAATGATACTGTCAAGAATGAGTTGAAGAAGGTAAAGCTAGATCTGGGTTTGAAGGAATAGGGATAAAGAATAAATATTGGTCCTTATATATGAATCCTCTTAAGAGGAAGACAGAGCTGATTAAGTTACGATTTAATATAAAATTTTAAAAGCCAAGGATTTCAACCCTTGGCTTTTAAAATCTATAAAGAACCAAATAAAAATCGACCGATTAATAAAAAACACTTTATAAAACTAGTTTCTGGAACAAAATATCTAGACATGAATAGTGGAAAATGCTAGGATTATGTTGCTTAAAAAAACTCTCTATGAAGAATGAAGTGATTGATATGTCTGCTGCTATAATTCCGGGGGTAACTCTTGGTTTATTTATTGCTTGGATATTTTTTAGAATAAATGATGGCAAAAAAATTGACTGGGGAATGACACTGGCTTATATTCTGCTAATAAGTGTGATGTGGATATATGGTATTTATTAAAAAGTTGATAGAAGCTCTCAAAAGTGATAAAGAAGGTATAAAGGAAAGTCTATAGATGGATTAAAGAAAATTTCAGATGAAGAACTTTTAAAAGGGGTTACTGGAGACAACTAAAAAAGGGTAGCTTATAGCTACCCTCTTTTTATAACAAGTTAATTTTCTAAATATGCACCTAACATCCAGAGATTCTTTTCATAGATACCAATATAATTGTCGAGCATTCCTACAGTTTGCTCGTCACTGTTTTCGGCAGCTAAAACGGAAATTTCTCTTAAATGTTTTAAAACCTTTTGGAAATCTTTAAATACAAGTTCAGCAGCTTTAACAGGTTTTATAGGTTTGCTGTCTATTTCTTTTAAAGTGGCGTTCTCTATATAATCCTTCATACTTGCAAGAGGTCGACCTTCTAGAGTAAGGATTCGTTCAGCAATTTCATCAAGTTCCAGTGCAGTCGCAGTATAGAATTCTTCTAATTTTAGGTGCATTTCATAGAACCCAACTCCTACAACATTCCAATGAAGATTATGTATTTTAGTGTAAAGTACATGTAAGTTTGAAAGGTAAATATTAAGCTCATGATTCACTTTAGCTGTTTTCTCTTTATTAAGACCTATTCTCAT